CCCCCCCCCATCCTTTGGTACGTCTTGGTACCTCAGGTTCTTGGCGGAGACAGGTACCGAGCCTGCCCGAAGGGCGATGAGCGATCGCGAAGACCTCCAACTCAGCGCCATCCAGCTGGAGTACCTGGACTGGCTCGTCACGCCCCGCTCGCTGCGCGAGCCCGAGTCGGAGGCGAAGTGGGCGGCAGCCCGCGGCGTCGACATCACGACCCCTCGGCGCTGGAAGCGCAGCCAGCAGTTCAAGGACGAGTGGCAGAAGCGGGCGATGGCGGTGCAGGGCACGCCTGAGCGCGCCCAGGAGATGCTCGACGCCCTGTACGACCAGGGTCGAGGGTCGAAGGAGAAGTGCGACAAGTGCGGGCAGCGAGGCGGCGACGTCCGCGCTGCGGAACTCTGGGCGAGGTGGACGGGCCAACTGAAGGCCGACGTCGCACCACCCCAGGCGCCCAGCCTGCGGGATCTGACCGACCAGGAGTTGGAGCAGATCCTGCAGACTGCGGCGCAGGATGAGCTCGCTCTGAGGCGGAAGCGTGCCTCGGCGGGTTGATCAGGCGCTGCGCACGTTGGACGAGGGACTCGAGGCCGACGTGAGCGCGAAGGAACTGCTGCGCCGCTGCGCTGCAGAGTTGCAGCAGATCGAGGAGGATCTCCATGACGACGGGTGATATGCGGCTGGGGGATCTCCAGCGGGTGGCGCTCATGAAGAGCGACGACTCTGGCGTCACCTGGTACGCCGTCCAGAACCCTGTCGGGGCTGGCGGCGGATCCACGCAGCCCTACACTGAGGGCGCGGTCGACGCCACGATCGACGGCACCCCAGTCATGTGGGAGGACACTGGCGACACGCTGCGTGTGGCATCTGCGGCCAAGCCGCTCCCAGTCGCCGTGATCAGCGGCGGAGGCGGTGGAACCCAGTACGTCGACGGCGTCACCCAGGCGTCGCCGACAGGCAACGTGATGGAATGGCTCGACGCCTCCAACGTGATCCGCGCTGTCTCCGCCACGAAGCCGCTGCCCGTTGCGCAGCAAGGCAGCGTGGCGGTCACGGGCACCTTCTGGCAGGCTACGCAGCCTGTCAGCGGCACCGTCACAGCGAACGCTGGGTCGGGGCCCTTCCCTGTGTCCGACAACGCTGGCTCGCTGACGGTCGATGCGCCCGTCGCTACGCCTGTGTTCGTGAGGCTGTCGGACGGCACGTCCGCCATCGCCACCCTGCCAGTGTCGCTGGCCTCGGTGCCTTCGCACCAGGTGACGAACGCTGGCACCTTCGCTGTCCAGGCCGACACAGAGATGCCTGCAGCCGCCGCTTTGGCGGATGCGACGGCGAACCCGTCGACCACTTCGGTCGGCATCTTCCAGCACTTCTTCAACGGCACGACGTGGGATCGCGCTCGCGGCGATACCACGAACGGGCTCGATGTGGACGTGACCCGCGTCTCGGGCACTGTGACGGTGAACCAGTCGCAGATCGCGGGTACCGCGACCAGCGTGAACTCGGGCAACAAGGACGCTGGCACCCAGCGAGTCGTCATCGCCACCGACCAGGTGCAGCTGACGAACGCGTTGAAGGTGGACGGCTCTGCCGTCACCCAGCCCGTCTCTGGAACGGTGACGGTCAGCCCTGCGAAGGGCTCGTCCTGCACGCCCACTCAGGTGGCGTGCTCGACGACGAGCGCGACGCTCAAGGCGTCGAACGCATCGCGCAAGGGACTGGTGATCTACAACGACGCCGCGGTGGCGCTGTACGTCAAGTTCGGCGCGACCGCCTCCTCGACCAGTTTCACGGTGAAACTGCCCGCTGGGACGGTGTACGAGATCTCGGGCCCCGAGATCTACACTGGCATCGTGGATGGGGTGCTGGCCTCTGGAACGGGCAACGCCTACGCCAGCGAGTGGTGAGTCGTGGCTCTGGCGATCACTGAACTGACGAGGGGCTGGGACAGCACTGACGTCACTGGTCCGTCCGCCTACACGATCCCGTCTACGACGCCTGGGAGCGGCTCGGGCGTGATCGTGCTGTACTGCTCGCGCGAGGCGACGACTGCCCCCACGCTGACGCCGACCAACACGTTCGGCGGGACTTGGGTCCAGCTGGGCGGTGCCGCCCAGATCGACGGCATCTCTGGCATCGGTGGCTGGTACATCCCGTCGGCGAACGGCTCCGCCTCGACGATCTCGATGGCGGTGCCTGCCGCCGTCGTCAACATCGGCATGGCGTACAGCGTGCTGGAAGTAACGGGCCACAACGCTGCTGGCCTTGTAGTCACAGTGGTGTACGGTCCGACAGGCACCACTTCTGCGACACTCGGGCTGGCCGCTTCGGCGCCTGCCCTCGCTGACGCGAACAACGGCCAGATCTTCTGGGGTGGCTGTCGTGCCAACCAGGCGATCACGGCCGAGGCTGGCTGGACGGCTGGCACTGGCGCGAATGGCACGAACCCGAACTTCGGGTCGAAGGTCGAGTGGAAGATCGCGGGGTTCGACTCGAGCCCGACGATGACTCAGACCAGCGCTCGTTGGCAGTCGATGTACATCGAGGTCGCCATCGCGCCTGCGGGCGGTGGTGGCTACACTGGTCTGTGGGTGCCCGCGATGCGGCGCAACCACCTCGGTTCGATGCAGGCGTTTGGACGGGCATGAGCACTCTCGATGAACTCCTCCACGAGAAGGAGTGGCGGCGCTGCCGTGGAGACGGCGACGCCGACGCCTTCCTGTACTTCGTGCGCAACTACTGGTGCATCCGCCATCCGAAGCGCGGCAAGATCAAGTTCGACCCGTACGCGGGTCAGATCGTGGCGCTGCAGGCGTTCTGCGACCATGACCGCGTCATCTGCTTGAAGGCCCGCCAGATCGGGTGGTCGACCCTCGTGGCGGCGTTCGCCTTCTGGGCGACGTTCTTCTGGAGCGACCGCTACGTCGTCATGCTCTCGAAGGGCGAGCGCGAAGCGGCCAAGCTGCTGCAGAAGTCGAAGTATGGCTACAAGTTCCTGCCTGCCTGGATGAAGTTGCGCGGCCCGCGCGAGACGAGCAACACCGCCGAGAAGCAGATGTGGGACAACGAGTCGGGCATCGAGTCGCTGCCGAGCGGCAACGATCCTGCCCGTGGTGAGGCTGTCTGGCTGGCTGTCCTTGACGAGATGGCCTTCCTGCCGAACCCCGACGAGGCCTGGGCCTCGATCGAGCCGATCACCGATGTCGGCGGGCGAGTCATCGCCCTGTCGACGGCGAACGGCGAAGGCAACATCTTCCACCAGTTGTGGGAGGCGGCACAGCACGAGGACGACCCGTTCGTGCCGCTGTTCTTCAACTGGGCCACCAGCGACCGCGACCAGACCTGGTACGACCGCAAGATCCAGCAGGCTCGCCGCCTCGGGCGCGAGTGGATCATGTGGCAGGAGTACCCTGACAACGCTGAGGAGGCGTTCATCCGCTCGGGCAACCCTGTCTTCGACTTGGAGTTGCTGCGGCGGATCGAGCCGACCGAACCCGACATCGGCAAGTTGGTCGCCCTCGACGGGCGCCCGAAGGACGTGCAGTTCCACCCGCACGCCTACGGCGAGCTCAAGGTGTGGAGGATGCCTGTCCTCGGGGGTGTCTACGCCATCGGTGCGGACGTTGCTGAGGGACTCGAGCATGGCGACTTCTCGTCGGCACACGTTGTGGCGGCGGGGACAGGAGAGGTGGTGGCCCATTGGCACGGTCACGTCGACCCCGACCTCTTCGGCGAAGAGGTGCTGGCCCAACTCGGCTGGTGGTACGGCGGCTGTCTGGTCGGCGTCGAGTCGAACATGCACGGCCTCGTCACGTTGAAGGGACTCCAGCGGGCTGGCTATCCGACGATCTACAAGCAGCGGCGCGACAGCAACGTCGTCGCCAAGCAGACCGAGATCCTGGGCTGGCGCACTACGAAGGCCAGCAAGCCGATCGTGATCGACGGCTTGGCTGGCAGCGTTCGCGACGAGGAGATCGATCTGCGCTGCGCAGAGACGCTGCGCGAGATGCGGACCTACCGCAGGGACGCGAAGGGCAGGATGGAGGGCTCCCCCCACGATGACCGCGTGATGAGCCTGGCGATCGCCTGGCAGATGCTGAACTACGTTCACATGCCAGAGTACCAGGTCGAGCAGAAGGCGACCCCATTCACGCTGGATTGGTTCGCCGAACAGGTGGTGAAGGCGAAGCCTCCGTCGAAGATGGGCCGAATCGGCTCGTGGAACGTCCGAGGGGCGGCGTAAGACGTACCATCGGGTACCGATGGGCGATGACCACGCACTGCCCCTGCGGCCGCTCCCTCGACTCCGACAACGATCGACGTCACGGCCTGTGCTTCGGTTGCAAGGTTCGATCACTCACGTTCGACCTGGGTCCGCTACAGGATCGCCTGTACGGCGAAGGGCTGACCAACCGTCAGTCCCAGGACCGCATCGTGGAGGACGCGCGGGCGCGCGGGATCGAGCCTGAGCCCGTCGGGAACCGATGGATTTGATGTGGACTTCGCTTCGTTCGCGCTGCTGCTCACGGGCATCGGCGGTTTCATCACAGGGCTCGTGGCGGCGGGCGTGGCGATCGCTAACCGCCGCGCTCAACGAGACGATGATGAGGCCGTTGTTCGGAAGGCCAACTTCGATGAGCTTCGAGATCTCTACCACCAGGTACGAGACGAGCGCGATGCGTACAGGAAGGCCCTCCGCGAACTGGAGGCAGAACTCGAGGCCTGGCGACGATGAGCAATGAGTCGACCCGCTTCCTTGAGCATCACCCGCATCACTGGTACGACATTCGGAACTGGAAGTTGTGGGCGGCGATCAGCGCCACGCTGCTCGTCGCGTGCGTCACGTTCGCACTGGTCAGCACGACCCTCGACCGCAACGCGGCTCGGGGCCAGCTGACCGACATCCAGGCCGAGAACCAGTGCCGCTCTCGGGCGGCGAACGCAGTGAACGTGGCCCTCACGTCGAAGGTGATCTCGCTCGGCGAGGTCGACGAACTGGTAGGCCAGTTCGTGGTGCAGTTGAGTACCGACCGATCCCAGATCCCTGGGGTGGTCGAAAGGCTGGGGGAGGCCATCACCACGTCGAAGGTGACGGGCCAAGCCCTCCAGAAGGCAGTGGAAGCGCAGAAGTCCGCGATCGAGGCGTGCAAGGAGCCATCATGATCACTCACGTGACCGACCAGTCGTTCCCCTTCGAGGTCGTCCTCACCCACCCCGTGGGTGATTACGAGGTCGGAGACAAGGTGAAGGTCGTCGGGTTCGACGACGAGCCCCACACCTACGAGGTGAAGGGCGGACGTCATGCCAGCGTCGGGGGTGTGTCCCCGCTCTGGTTCGAGTTCACCGCTCAGGACGACGAGAACGAGGCCGACCCGACGGCCGACCCCGTCCACGAGGCGCAGATCGCCAGCATCCTCGAAGCGAAGGATCTGGAGAAGCAGATCCGCGAGGACGCCGAAGAGCAGGCTGAGCAGGTCCGCAAGGACCAGGTGAACGCCGACAAGGAGGAGGCCAAGGCCGCGAAGCGGCGGGACTCCGCCAAGCGCGACGACGAGGCCCGCAAGTACGAGGAGTCGGTGCTGGAGCAGGCGAAGGCCGAGCACGACGAGCACGTGCCCGCGCGCGTCCCCCACAAGGTCGATCCCGAGCCCACCAAGAAGGAGTCGAAGTGAGCCACAGTTTCACCCTCTCGAAGGAGGCGGTCCGCATCTTCACCGCCGTCGCGATCGCCGCGCAAGTCGTGGCGTACGTCGTGACTGGCGTGCTGGACCTGAACTCGACGGGTCAGGTATCGGTCGTGGCCGTCGTCGGCCTGATCGGCATGGCGGCTCGGAAGTTCGTCTACTCCGAGGCGACCGTCGACCGCGCCATCGCGAAGCAGGCCCTCGCCCCTCAGATCAAGGGTGACGCTGGCGCTGTCTGATGGCCCGAGTCAAGAACTCCGACATCCTCAAGGGATACCGCGGGCGGCTGCAGGCGTCGAAGAAGTGGCGTGAGCAGGAGAAGCTCGACAAGTTGTGGTGCCTGCTGGTAGACCTCTACCGAGGCAAGCACTACGACGACATGGGTCAGTCCGACCAGATGGTCGTGAACGTCTCGTTTGCGACGATCAACGTCATCGGTCCCTCGGTGTCGGTCAACCATCCGAAGATCACGGTGGCGGCGCGGAAGCCTGAGGATCAGGACCGCGCCATCATCACCGAAGCCGTCATCAACTACTGGTGGCGGCACTACGGCGTGCAGACCGAGTTCAAGCGCGCCGTCAAGGACTTCCTGATCATCGGCCACGGTTGGATCAAGACGGGCTACAAGTACAAGAAGGATCAGGTCGACGCAGCCGAAGGCTACGACGACGAGCAGGCCAGCGGCCAGTACGACGGGACGCCCGTCGATGACTTCGCCGACCCGAAGCCCGACGCCACCGTCGAGGCGAACACGGTCATCACCGAGGACCGCCCCTTCGGGGAGCGTGTGTCTCCGCACGATCTGTACGTGGACCCGATGGGCACGTGCATGAACGACATTGGGTGGATCGCGCAGCGGATCCGCCGAAGCGTCGCCGCCGTCAAGGCGGACAAGCGCTACCTCAAGGCTGGCCGAGACAAGGTCGTGAGCGGGTCGTACGCCAAGTACGACGGCGAGAACTCCTACCAGAAGGAGGACTACCGCACCGACAAGGCTCAGAGCCAGGGCTACGTGGACGTGTGGGAGTTCTACGACCTGCGTCGCAAGACGGTCTGCACCTTCTGCGACACGACCGACGAGAACGACGGCACCTTCCTGATCAAGCCGTCTCCGTCCCCCTTCGCGTTCGGCCATCCCTTCGTGATGATCCGCAACTACGAGGTTCCCGAGCACTTCTACCCGATGGGCGATCTCGAAGCACTCGAGCCGCTCCAGCGGGAGCTCAACGAGACTCGTACGCAGATGCTGAACCACAGGAAGCGCTACCAGCGCAAGTGGCTGTTCCGCGAGGCGTCGTTCGACCCGAAGGGTCGCTCGGCGCTGGAGTCCGACGAAGATAACACGATGGTGCCCGTCATCGGCAACGAGCCGCTGACCGACGTCATGATGCCGATCCCTGCGATCCCGATCCCTCCCGACTTCTACCAGCAGTCGGAGTTGATCGAGCAGGACATCGACCGCATCACGGGCGTGTCCGAGTACCAGCGCGGCGGGATGCCCGAGGTGCGCAGGACGGCCACCGAGGCCGCGATGATGCAGGACGCCGCCAACGCCCGCTCTGCGGACAAGTTGGCGATCGTCGAAGGCTTCATCGCTGTGATCGCTTCGCGCCTGATCGCGCTCGCGCAGGAGATGCTGACTGGCGACCAGGTGGTCCGCGTGGTCGGGGTGAACGGCGGGCCGAACTGGCTGCAGTTCGACCGCGAGTGGATCAAGGGCGAGTTCGAC